GTGCAGCGCTACCAATTGAAGTTGCATCAATTGTAGTTAGAGATGCAAAAACTTCTCCCGCATTAATAGTAGAAAGACCATATTGAACATTCTCATTACAAACTAATTCTTCCCCATCAGAAAAAACATTTTGAATAAAGTCATTACCACTAGTAATATAAGTTACATATAATGTGACATCATTTACCCTACCATCTTCTTCAGGTAGAAGAACAAATTTTATATTTGCTTCTACACCAGAACTCTGTCCTATTATTTTTTTACCTATAAAATTTTTAATGAAGAGAGATACATCTATACCAAAATTAGAAGGTTTTAATTTTACTGAGGCATAGTTATTTTCATATGCGATAGCTCCCGGAACAACAACTGATCCATCTTTAAATATATTAGTTCCAAATGTTTCTAATTGATCCTGTAAAATAGATTGAGAGGTTGTTAGTTCTCTTGCCTGTACAGGAAATCCTGGTTTAAATAAAACTTTTTGAAAATTTTTTTCAGAATCAAAATCGTCATAATATGGATTTATATTTAAATTAGTTTTTTGTGCCATCTTTTTTTATTAGAATTCCAGGACAATTTTGATGTCTTCTTTTTGTCTCAAATCTCTCTGAACAACAGATCGATTCGTAATGTAAATTACATCTCCCGTCTTTTTATTTATCTCCGATTCAGAAACCCCACTTTTGTATTCAACTCCAAGATTAATTATTTTATTATTAGCAGTCATTGTAGTTCCATTCAAACTAGTATCAATTTGTTTAGATTGTGGATCACTCGGTGCATTAACTTGTATACTATTAGTTCCTTCAAATTTTAATACATTTGCTCGTGTAGATACATCAATTGTATCAAGATGATCATAACCACCTCCAAGGATGCCTGAAGCAAAAAACAATGATCTGTCTTGAAAATATTTTATTATTTTTGTATCTGTATCATAAGATGCAATATATCCTCTAGCTATTCCCCCATCAACTGTCTGTGTAATTCCAACCCCAGTATAATTTTTTGTAGTTTCTGATAATGATTCATTAATCTTAAATGAAGGTAGAGATGAAAATTCGTTTGCTTTATAAATGTCTGTTGAAGTAGTTTTTTCGGGATTTTTTATAATACCAACCTGACTAAAAAATGTATCTACAGGAAAATCTTTAGTTGAATCATCAAATCTAGCATAAATTAAAACTTTATCCGCTCCAAGTTCTTTATAAATGTCAAATCCATGCCCCTTTGATGGGGGTATTATAGGAATTAATTTTCCTAAAGATACACTATTATCATCAGATGTTTGTATCGGGCCCAAATCAACAATACCGTATGTATATCCAAATCCTCCAGATACCACTTTTACAGACTCTATTACACCTGTAGATGTAACTGACACACTAAGTTTTGCTCCAGTTCCATCTCCTAAAATATTTACTATGTGAGGAGTGTCTCCAGAAGATATATAACCTCCTACATTTCCGGGATTTTCTATATATACTTTTTTTATTTGATTTTTATTAACTTCAGAATTTCCAGATTCCCTAACAGATTTTATTTGGGAGTTTGTAGTAGTACTCCAATCGTTTGGTAGTACAATATATTCAGTTGAATCAAATTTTATAACATCACTACCAGCAACAGTAAATAAATATTTCCAAGTATATCCGTCAGATAAAGTTATTGGTTCTACATCAGTAAAATTAGGTTCTATTATAGATCTATTACCTTTTGCACTAGAACTTTCGGAAGTTCCATTTGATCCATTATCAAGACAAATGTAAACTTGCAAATCACTGGTTATAATATAATAATTTGATCGATATAAATTAGTAGTCTTTGAATTAGGTGCTAAATTAGTAGAACTGTAATCATGTCGATACATATCATATCGATTATTACTAATCCAAGAAAATTTCTTTACAACTCTTCTAATATTTGCAGCATTTATTTTTTTACCAAACAACATAGAATCTCTATAGTGTGTTTGATATTCTAAGTTGTCAACAGGTGCTAAAGGCCAATCATTAGATACATCAGTTCTACCGAATCCTGCCACAGTAGGATTTGGTAATCCTAAAAATACATAATAAGAATTATTATCGTTTAAAACCGATTCTATAAAATTAGTGGTATTTGCAATTCTAAACTGATCTGTTACTACGGCGGACATATCGATAGTTTTTTAGATATTTATAAGGACTATTTGGTAATTGCTCCAGTATTGAAGAAAGTTTGATCTCCTCCAATTCTTTGAACTATTGGGAAAGATGATAATCCAGAATTAATTGTAAATCCCGAAACATCAATAGATATTGGTGAAGTAGATCTTGAAATATTTGCACCAGTTAAAATTCCTACAGAAAACTTTCCGATAGGATCTGTCGAATATCCAACAGTTGATGGAATAGTAGTGGCATCAGTTGCATTACTAATTCTACATGTTATAATACCTATAACAGGATTAGGAGACTCTCCAGTAAAACTAAATTGTTGAATAATGTATATATTATCTAAACAAATAGTTCCAATACCAACTACATCCGATTCACTCGTATTTACTGAAATTACACCATCTCCAACTTCAGTATCGTAGATAAAAATTGGATTACCTGGTATGAATACATCATCTGTATCAAATGAAACTTCGTTTGGATCGAGAGTTAAAGTAAATTTAATAGCTTTATTTGAACCGAATACTGTAGATTCTATTCCAGTAACAATTCCAGTATTTCCTTTAATGGATGTAATACCAGTAACTATTTCTGTTATTGCCTTAGGTGCCGATACAATTACTTGTGGTGGGTTAGATTGAGAATATCCGAGACCAGGATTTGTAATTGTAAATCCGTTAACTGATCCAGAAGATGAAATTGTAACTGTTGCCGTAGCATTTGTTCCTTCACTTATTCCAATACCTGATAGTGTTTCGGTATCAATAATAAAAGTATTATCCGGATTTCCTATTTTTAAAATCGGAGCATCGACATAACCACTTCCACCATTAACAATTGTTAGGTTTGAAATCGTTCCTTCAGCAGACACTGTTGCTGTTATTTCTGCATTAACTTGATTAATAGATTCGGGAGTAATTCTTACACTAAATGGACTATTATCATTTTCATAGTTAAATAATGTTCCAATACTGTCTATAAAGAACTGTGTTTCAGTATTATTAAAACTAGAAATAATTTTTGTTACTGGATTAATTCTTGGTTCCAAAAGAATTCTTGATTTGTCAACAACTTCACCATCAACAAATAAATCATATTTTTGTCTTATAACTTCAACTGGTTCAAAATTATCTGTTATTCCAAGACCTCTATATGAATTTGTTCTTATAGTATCTGCTTGTGTAAATTCTGAAACCAATCTATTATCCTGATTTGGTTCCCCCATAACTTTCACTTCGTCACCAATTTCAATTGGTCTTGGTGGAGCTTCTACAATAGAAGAATCTTCACCATCAGTTCCTTTATAGAAGAAAATGTGTATATCATCTTCAGGTCTTGGTGGAACTTTAAAGTTAATAGTTGTTCCTCCAATAAATTCATATGTTTTTCCAGGTTCTTGAATAACCCTATTCCTAAAGATAAGAAGAATTGGATTTAGTTCAACATCAAAAGCATCATTTGCTTCAACACTAATTATTTCATTTTCGTATTTCAATGGGAATCTAGTTCTAAATCCAGTTTGTAATGATTTAATAGAATCCATGTAGTCAAATTCACCAAATTGCCATAATGCAAATTTATCTGTAAACGTTTCCGTCACCTCCATTTCAAATTCTTTAACTAATGATTCTATAAATCTAGAAGTAACTAATCCAACTGCTTTAAATTTATCTCCAGGGAAAAATCCATATCCAGGAGTGCTAATTTCAAATTCCGATATTTCAAATAGTTCTGATCCTATTCCTGTATAATCAGGACTTGGAGTTGTTTTTGCATCAATTCTCAATCCCACTCCAGTATCGGTGGTAAGTCCATCTGCTCTTCTAGAAATACCAACTATAGAAAGATTTTCGTAAGATGGTTCTGAAACAAATATTGTTGGATTGGTATAACCTGTTCCACCTGAAGAAATATTAAATGTAAGTGCTCCTCCACCATGTGCAGGAGATGTTCCAACAAATACTGTAAATACATTACTATTTACTCTAGTAACGGCAGTAGAAATACCTGATACATAATCAGTACTTCTTGGATATGGATGTAAAGTCTGGAAACTATCTTGAGCACAAGAAAATACCAAAGATCCATCTTCAATTGTTACAAGGTCGTTAGTAGACAATCCATGAGATGCTGCAGTAACTGATAAAATTCCAGTCTGTGGATTGTAAGTTGTTCCATTCTGTGGTAGTATTGTTTGTAATGGACTAGATCCCACTACACTAATTGCAGTTGAATCAGCACTAATGAATCTATGTGTATTAAATCCTACAGGTGCTCCTGTTATCACTGCCCCGGTTCCTGAATGACCGGTTTCTGTAACTGCAACAGATACGGAAACAATTCCATTATATCCAGATCCAAAACTTAAATCTGGGAAGAATTGAGTAACAGTTCCCCCTCCATTATAGTAATGAATTAATGTACTAATTCCTGCATTAATCTCAAATATTCTGGAACTAGGTGTACTTATTAGTGAATATTCTCTCTCTCCACCAGTGGGATAAACTACGGTTCCAGAACCAGAATTACATGTAAATGACAAACCAACCAATCTTATTTGATCTTTATCTTGATCACTGAAATTAAGTCCATGGTCTGTTGTTGTAGTTACAGATAAAATACCCGTTACATTATTATATAATGCGGTTTGAATGCCAAGAGATGCCCCTGTAGTGGCTACACCAACAACATCTACTATGGAACCTCCTACGACTACAGGACGAAGTTTAGCACCTATTAGTGGAGCATATCCAAGTCCTGCAGTAGATCCTACGGATATAGGTAATCCACCTCTAGGTATTTGATTTACGTTTACATCAGATTCACTAATAAAATCTTGCTCAATATCATTAACATACATCCCAGTAAATTTAACTGTTGATACACCAGAAATTTCATCTTCAATAATTTGATAATTTTGTTGAGGATTATTATCAGTTTCTGGTGTTTGGAATATTCCATTAATGAATAGAACACCTTGTCCACCACTTGTTCCAATACCAATAGCATTTTCACCATTAATTGTCAAAGTAAAGTCTGATTTTATTCCTGTAAATTGTTCGGAAATATCATCATATAAGAAATTAGAGCTATAATTATTTCTAAAATAAACTCTACCATTAAATATAGATCTTGAGAAAGGTAATCCATTACTATCCTGACCTTGAGGATTACCTCTCGGTGCTTCAACAAAATTAACTTTACTATCAACTATGTTGTAGTTTCCTTTAAAAAGTTCAACAAGTGTTCCATTTGCATGAGAAGTAGCAGAACTACCAACTGC